TTAGTTAGGCTTAGATCCAACGGCGTTTAAGTGCTAGGTTGCCGTACCTAACGGATTCACGTAAGTGTCTCTCGTCGGTCGGAGTACCAACCAATCTAAGGCACTTAAGGAGCGCCGCGTCGCCATCAATGATGTCGACGCGTCTACGCGGAACGATAGTCCAGCAACGAACTTTCGGTCGCTGGTAAACGTCGTGCCACGCATGGAATGTTACAGCATTGCTGAAGCTGTTCCACCCCAAAACCTGCGTCTCTCTTAAAACCGAAGGAAGCGGGCCCATCAATCTCTCAATGGACTCTCTTACTCTTCGGACTGTTCCCCACAAGCCAACGAAGTAACACTGGTTTGCAAAGGAAACTGAAGAGATAACGCCATGAGAATCCGCCCTATGATCAGGGATCTTCCGACGGAAATAGACAGGTGTTACGTCTACGCCGTCGTACCAATCCCTTCCACAACTCTCTCTGAACTTTCCAGTCCAGTGAGATTTTGCAGAGTTGACCTTGAAGCCAAAAGACTCAAGGTCCTCGATCACAGAAGGCGCCTCGTCTGCCGGAACGATTAGATCGTCCCCGTAGACATGTACACGGTCAACGAACTTTTCAATTGACCGTGGAGTGGCGTGGACTCTGGCTCTATAGAGTCTCGACGAAATTATGGCGATGAAGAAAGCCATAGATTCCATCGGGAAGCAAAGAGCAGACCCCATAGACGCAAACTTGCGTAGTGGCATAGTAACGCCAGTAGGCAAGGTCGCTCTGGTACTGCGGCTCGCAAAGATGTATCGACGAAGTGTCGGTACAACGCGCAACATCCGCGATATCAGACGACAAGACACCAAATCACTTGCATCGGACATATCAAGAGTAGCAAAGCTACCGTCAACGGATCCGATACGAGCGCACTGGGAATTCACCGTTTGGTCTGTAAAATTTACATGACCTAGAGTGAACCGGCCTTTCTGCTCAATGATCGGCTGGACCCAATTCGCTACCGCTTGTTGCATGAACTGCATTGCTACAGGCTCAATGGCGATAACGCGAGGTGTTTTGAGGGTTTTAGGGACTAAAACCACCTTAACAGGCGGTTCGTCCCGGGGTGCCGGATACGTTAACCTGGAAAGAAGCTCCACCCCCTCGTCGTTCAAGATCGAAGAGATCGCGAACTCAGAGGAAGGAAAAACTATTTCCAATCGGGAAGGCCAGGAGGCAAAGGCGAACTTACCATTGCCTCTAATACCTTCACGAGTAGTTCCAGGGCCATGCTTTGGAGCCAACTCGGTCCAAGGATCACCGCAAGGAGACCCCCGGACAAGATCACTCCAAACGATACCAGAAACGCGATCAAAGATCGCGTCAAGGGTGTCGTGATGAGCGTGGTTACGTATCCGATCTTCGTTTTTAACGAACCGAAGGATCGCTGCATTCATTCTTCTCCTATTTGTTGGGAGTAGAACTTTCTTGTGGAGCAGACAAATTTGTCTGACCGCGAGGATTGCAGTGATGTCAGGTTCGAGATAGAGTACTCCACTCGAGTCAAAGATCCTCTCCAGGAAACCTCCGAGAAATCGGGGGAGCCCTGTTCTACTTCCAGATTTAAACCTGGAAGTATGAGCTGGTGAGAAGAATCCCTCTGCAAGACTCCTTTCAAAGTCAGAGCAGAAGGCCGGAAGTGTGATGGTAAGAAAACTATCACCTTCATCTTTGACTCTCCTCGAGATCGTAATTAGATCTCGATTGGGGTTGACGCCACACAGCGCACCGCAATCAAGCAGTACGCAGTGAGTTACATCGAGCAGGCTTTTCATCGTCACCTCCAGATTGGGGGAAAGCGATTCCTGGCCTGCAGACCCAACACAGTAGTAAACCTGACCTCACCCCAAATTAAAGAGGGGCAAACTCCGGGCTAAGTATGCCCATTAAGGACCGATGACGCAAACGAATTCGCGTCGACGGGCTTAATGAGAAAGTGGGCGAGAATGTTGTTCATCTGAACTTCATTCGAACCCGCCCCAAGGAGCGACCGGTCGATAACAATATACGCCGTCGATGTCTTCACCTGATTCTTCGCCGGTTCGATCGGGTCAGCAACAAGTTCGGTTTCGGTCAGTCTGATCGTGAACCGAGCTCGCTTGCTGACTTGTCGTCCGACGAACATGTCGATGAAGTGCGACGACGATATATTGTACCGATAAGTCGAATTCGTCAGGCCGCGACCAGTGGCAGCAAATCCCAGCAAACCAACACCGGCGCCCGCAAGGGCGGCGGCGGTAATCGCTGTGGCGCTGACGCTAGTCCCGTATGTTGGGTCGGCAAGCATGGTGTAACTCCATTTGTTGTTAGAAGAGGCTCCGAAACGCCCCCTCTACACGAGGTGGCAATCGCTTCGAAGAAGCGATAGCAGCAAGGATCGAATATTGCCTGGCTGTGAAGTCAAGCCTTTTCAATCCAAAACCAAAGGGCGAGGCAACCCGACGCATCTTGTTTCTCTTAAGAAGGGAGAAACGACATGAATCGGATCCGGCAGAGAAGGAGAAATGAATGGAAGTGGCCCCCGGAGGGGGTGTTCCACCGAATTCGTAACCCTCCCAACTGGATTTACACTGGATCTCGACGCGGTCTGTAATAGATCGCATCGAAAAACAGTTAGTAAGAGCCTCATTGTCGACTGCGTTGGTTGAGGCATTTGAAATGATGTCTCCAACGTTCGTGAACCAGTCGACAAGCCAGGACCAAGGTAGCAGTTCGTACAGGACTGAAGGAGTAGGGGAAGAGCCAAAAAGCTCCGCCTTAGC